TCTGAACGGAAATATGTTGAACTTCTGCAATTGTTTTACCATCCTTTGACCAAATCACTTGAAACGCCCCACTTCCTAATGCTTTGTAATCAAATATTACATTTCTTAAAGTAGTTTTAGAAAATAGCTTTTTAAGTGCCACAACTCCCAAAGGATTCTTGTCAGAGCTTTTAGCTTTTAAACCACCACCATAAATCAATTTAGTAATGTTGTTTATTGCAGCGTTATTAGTAGTCGAATTTCTATAACGATCAATAAGAAAATGAAAATAAGAATAAACCCTACCCGTTTTAGGGTCTCTATAGTTGTAAGATACCCAATCCTCGCTGTTTTTCTCAACGATTATAGGATGTGTATATTGGCTAAGTTTAATAATTTCGTGACTCATATAATTATAAAATCGTTATTAGTTGAATTTTGAACATATTCACCGTTATTTATTGAATAGTTGCTTTGATTTGTACAAAAAACTTTACCTCTAAATACTTCTGTAGCTGAATTTAAAACACTTAATGTATAATTACGACCTTCAACCAAAGAAACTATCTTAGAAATAACTAAATAATATCTATCAATCGTTGGTGTAATAGAATAATTCACTGAAACTCCCGTGCTTTCATCCGTTAATATCATAGAAGTAGCTGCCAAAGTTCTTGGTATAATCTTAAATGTTTGAGATAATGCACTTTGTTGTAATTTCATGTTATTCTTATAACGAAAAAAGCCTACATTGTTTCAAAATGTAGGCTTTCAAATTAGTAATTAACTGTTATGCACCAACTGTAATCGTCACACCTGCTGTAGTTAATAAAGCATCTGTTGTAGCTTCAAAGAAGTTAGCCGCTACGGGTTCAATTGCTGACATTTCGATAGTATATCCTGACATATCAGCAATAGCACCACCACGAACGATAGAACCACCCGTTACATCAACTCCGAATTTTTTACCCATCAAAAAGTAATTATCATTGTTATCTTTCACAATCACTTGTAATTGATTCCAACACATTAACTTCAATTCTTTGTTCATCTCAAGAGTTAATTTAGGTAAAGATACCGTTAATTTTTGCTCAAATGATGTTACACCCGTTTCAATTGAAGATATTGGAGTTTCATTAAATGTTGTTCCTGCTCCTTTTACTTCGTATTTAAACGCTGCAGGAGTACCTGTAACCGCTTCAATTACATCTGTGTTAATTGAGTCCATAGTGAACGCTGTAGCATCACCTAATATCATGAAGTAAACAGCTTGAATACCTCCTATTGAATTTTTAAAAGGGAGTTTACGCCCTAATGTTATTTCGTTTGCCATTTTTATTTTAAGTTAAAAAAAAAGGGGTTGGATTAACTCCTAACCCCCTTCTTAAGGTTAATAATCTTATCCTCCGTAAAGAACAATATATCTTTGGTTAGTAATCCATGTTGCAAACTGTTGTACATTTTTGTAGTACATTGTAGCTGCCCCATTTGCCATTTTACCTGTTTCTAATACTGACATATCAGAAGATAAATCCATCAAAATCTTAAGATACTTTGGGTTACAAGCAATCATGAAACCAACTAAAGGCTTGAATTTTACTTCAATTCCATTATAGTATGCTTTAGAATCGTTTGCATCTGAATCAAATAAGAAGTTTTGATTTGAAGCAGCACCTACAGAATTATTAGCAATTCTCATCAATTGACGATGTGCCAATGGGGCAAAAATTACAGGCTTGTTAACTGTGTCATTCAATACTAAAGGATCAATAACAGCATACAATTTAGCGTATTCAGCAGCAATAGTAGCAGAAGTTACAGTAGCAATAGTAAGTACTTTTTTGTAGTCACCTAATCCTGCACCTGGAGTAGTTTTAGATTGAGAGTAGTTATGCAAAATCATTGCAGGAAAACTATCAACTAAGTTAGTAGGCATTGCAGCAGCTAAAGTTTGAGCACCTGTAGAAATAGAACCTTGAGAAGCACCTGGAATTAAACCAGCAATTAACGCTTTTTTAGCAGTTGTTGCACCGTCCCAAGTTACTGATTCCATAGTTGCACCAATAGCAGGAGTAATGTCTTGCAATACAGCATTATCAAACTCAGTTGAAACCAAGTTGAAAGCACCTGCAGCCATTGAACGCTCGAAACGAGTATTAAGCAAAGTGTTGTTATCTACAACATCAGCAAATTGAATCTTAGTTAATACAACAGGTGTATGTCCAACTACTAAAGTATCTGAACCAGCAGAAACTGCACCACTTGAATAAGCAGCCATGTTAACTGTAACTTTAGATTCATAAGACTCAGTTCCTGATTTATGTCCCTCTTCGATTGTTACATCGGCATCTCTGAATGTTCCCCAATCAGCGTATAATTCTTTTTGAATTTCTTCAATTTGACTTTGTGGTAATGAAGTACCTGAAAATGATATAGCCATTTCTTTTTAGTTTTTGAGGTTAATATTCCCCTCTGTTAAATTTCAATTTTTCGTAGTTAGTCATATCCTTGTATGCCTTTTTTACTGGTTCTGGATTAGCCTTAATTGGACTTTCAGAAGGTTGTTTAGCTAATTCAATAGCTTCTGTTTTTAATGCTTCAATTTCAGATTTTAAAGCGACTAATTCCGCTTCTAGTTCTGAATTTTTAGCAAAGAATGATTCCTTAACAATTGATTCAACAATTTTCTTAGCTTGTCCTTCAACGCTTGGAGTTTCTACTGTTGGTGTAGCTGACATTTCAGGTTCTGCAACCTCCTCAACAGGAGTAATAGTTGCTATTATACCTTCAACTTCAACTGTGATTACAGTACCATCTTCAAGTGTATAAGTTCCAATAGGTAAAACTTCAACGCCTTCAGGAGTACGAATCCCAATAGAAAAACCAACTTCAAAAGATTCAGCTTCAAGAACTGCAGAACCATCTTGTAGGTTCATTGACGCAAGTTTTACCTCTATTCCTAGAAGCACTTTTACGCTTTTTAAGATTTCTTGTGCATTCATATTTGATTGTTTTTTTAATTAAACGTTTATAAGTTATTTTGTTTCATTTTCAGATAGTAACGAAACTAACTTAGCTAGTGTTTGCTCATCTTCTGAAAGTTCAGCAGTCATTCCATATCTACCCTCAATAGAGAATCCTTTATAAGTTCCCTTTTCAATTTCGCTCCAAATTTGATCATTATAGATTTTCATCTTTACAACCCAAGCTCCTTTAATTGCACCTAAATTATAGATGTTGCTTTTATCCATTTCAGGGTTTTCAACTATCCAACTTTCTACAATAGTCGCTCCTTCAATTTTCCTTTTATGATCTACCGTTACTTCATTTGTATTTAGATTCTTTAAGAATAATTGAGATGTTAACTCTATTGTATCTTCGCTGAAGAATATTTTAACCTCTTCAGTTAATCCAGTATCTTTATTTTTAATACGTCTAGGTATTCTTTTTTCAGGAGTCATTGCAATTCCTAAAACCGTTCTTTTAGATTCATCAATTATCTTTAATTCAATAACTTCTTCCGAAAGCATTATAAAACTTTCTTCCATTGCAGGTAATTCAACTAGAGATATTGCGAATACTCCACCGTTTACCATGTCTTCAATTAACATTTCTTTTTCCATAATTATAGTTTATTTCTATTTTGTCTATTTCTATCTAATTCTTGAGAGTTTGACATATCTCCACTTGTAACATAGGCTTTAACGGGTTGTTGGTTTAAAGCTAATAATTGATTAGTTCCTGAATTACCTACTACATTAAAATTAGGACTTGAGCTTGTCGCACCCGTGCCACCCGTATTAATAGAAGGAGTACCACCACCACCATCACCACCACCACCACCACCATCAAATTGTGTTGAAGATATTTTTTTAATGTTTGCAATACCTGAAGCTGCAACACCTGCAGCAGCAACAACACCTAAAGCCAAACCAACTGGACCTGGTATAGTAGATGTCATTCCTGTAAATGCACTTACAGCACCTTTAATAGTATCTATAGTGGATATTGCTATATTAAGCTTCTTTTGTGTGTTAAACGCTTTCTTTTGTGCTGCTTTAGATTTACCTGCAAATGCTCCGACCAAATCTGATATTCCCTGAAGTCCTTGTTTTGTAGCATCTAAAGAGGCTTGTCCATGTGCTATTATTCTATCCCTTTCAGCTTTGTTAGCTTCTTTTCTGTCATACTCCTTTTTTTCGTTAGCAGCCTTTTCGGCTTCAATCCCTTTTTGTCTATACTCTTCTTCTAGACTAAAATCAACTTCTAAAATTTCTCTTTTAACTTCTAACTCCTGAACTGACTTAGTTTTTAAAGTGCCGATTTTGTCTAACTTAAAAGGCTCATCTTTCTTCGCTGCTACCCTTCCTTCTTTTTCTGCTTTATTTAATTCAAGTTGTGAAATTTGAAGCTCTGCTATAGCATCTTTAGAAGCTACAATTTCGGATGTTCTAGCGTAAAGAAGTTTATTAGTTTCAAAAACTTGTTTGTCATTTTGCTTATCAAATGCTAGAGCTTGTTTTTTAAGCTCTGCAATTTTATTTAATGCTTGTGTGCGACCAATATCAGTTAAACTATTTGCATAATCTAATTGAGCGGATTGGATTTGTTGAATTATTATCTGTTTTGTTTGGTCTTCTAATAACTTAAGTTTTGCAAGTGCATTATTATAACCTCTTACGGCTGCCTTATCTGACTCAATATCTATTTGTAACCCTTGTATTTTACGTGCA